CACCAGCAGAAAAGGCAGGCTTTGAGGGCTATCAAAACATAGTGGGCTTTACTGCTAGGAAAGATGGCAAGATTGTGATGATGGGCGGGGTGCATGTTATGTGGCAAGGAGTAGGAGAGGGTTGGCTAGTTATGTCTAAACATGCTTACTCAATGCCGAAAACTGTTGCTAGATATGCGGATGAGTTCTTTGATGTTATTATGGACGAAGCAAACATCCAGCGTATGCAGGCAAGTATCAATGCTACTGACCCACGCTCTGTACGGTTTGCCCGTTGGCTGGGTTTTGAGAACGAAGGCTTGATGCGCAAGTACGGGCCTGATGGCACAGATTATTATAGAATGGCGAGAGTATCGTAATGGAACCAGTAACCGCAGCAATAGTAGGAAGTGCCGTTCTTGGTTTTAAGGGCAACATGCAGGCAGCTAAGACTGCCCGTCAGGTTGGCGACTTTAATGCAAAGATGGCTGAGAATGAGCGTGTGCTTTTGTTGCAACGCAAGGCTGAAGAAGAGGCTGGCCTGCGGCGTAACTCTGACCGCCTACAAGCTACACAGCGCGTGGCAACTGCTGCGTCTGGCATACAGATGTCGGGCAGTCCACTAGAAGCATTGCGTGATGCGAAGTTTAACACCGAAGTTGATGCCTTAAAAATACAATATGCCGCCGACATCGAGTCTACAGCAAAAGAGGCAGAGGCAGCAATGTCTAGGGCGGAAGGAAGAGCGCGAGCAGCCGCATCTAGGACGGCTGCATACGGCAGTATTCTATCTGGCGCATCCTCGTACCAACAGTATCAACAGCAGCAAGACACGTTTGCATTACAACAAAAATATTACAATAGAGAGATTGCGAAGTAGATATGCCTAAGATTCCATTGTACGCAGAAGGCGCTGGTTCGCTTGTTAAATCACCCGTAGGGCAAACAGGGCCACGGGCTTCTGTTGCTGCGTTTACTGCCCCCTCACAGGCTTTGATTGGGCTTGGGCAGCAGGTAGGAAAGGCAGGTCTAGCATACGCAGAAAACAAACAGCGTTTTGAAGCGCAGAAATCAAAGATTGATTTTGACTTTGCAATGGCTGAAAAGCAAGCAGAAGACAACCGTATTGTGTCAGAGGAAGCAGACGCTGCTGTTATAGCAACCTCTGCGTTTCTTGAGCAAAACCAAGACACAGATACCACAGGCTTTAACGCAAACTTTGATACGCACAGAGAAACTCTTTTGCAAGGCTTGCAGTCCAAAGGCTACACAAAGCGCCGATTAGACCTTGTGACGAATGCAATTAACAACAGCATCAGAGCGCAGCGCAGCACTGGCTCCAACAGGGCATTCGACAGAGGGCAGTTTGCCAGAAAGACAGCATCAGAAGCCACGATTGAAACATCTATACAGCAAGCGGCCCTGTATCCAGAGATGCACCCAGAGCGTGTTCGTCTTGAGAATATTATTAGTGAGCAATTTACAAATGCTTCTGAGTCAGGGCTAAAAATAAAGTACACCCAAAACGGGGTTACAGCCCAGTTAGTGTCTCAAGATTACGCCCGACAGTTAGCTGCTGTAACTGATGATGCGGTTAGAGAGGAAATACTAAATTCTATAAACAGCGACCCCCGTATTACACAGCCTGTTCGTGAGGCGTTGCAGACTGACAGCAACCAAGCAAAGACAAGGATAAGAGATAATAACCTTGAGTTTGCTTCAACAACAATAAACAGGGCCGAAATACCTCTGACAAAAACAGATGAAATAAGAGATGCCATTCTTAAAGATGGTGTTTATGAGTTTACTAACGCTGACGGAGAGAGCGCTGCGATAGATTTTTCTGTGTTCAAAGAGAGTGACAAGGGGCTTCTTTTAGAAACCCTGTCTAGGAACCAGAAGAACCTAGAAGATGTCGTAACCAACAATCAAATATTTACCTTACAAGATAGCTACGATTCTGAAGGTGGCGTTACTGCGGCTGTAACAAGTGTTAACGCTATGTACACCCCAGAAAACATGGCGATGACGGGTAAGGATGCTGACGACTTAGACAACGTGGCTTTGACCCACGCTGGGCTTCTTCAAGAGGCAGTTACAAACGCTGTTACCGAAGGTTCTGTTACAGGCAACATGATGCCTGACTTATTAGGTAGACTTGACGCTGCTGAAGCAATACTTAATGCCCAACTTGGAGGAAGAACACCGCTTTCAATGCGCCCAGGGGCAGATGGTGCGTCTGCGGCTAAGGTATTGTCAAGTATAGCAACGGCTCGTAAGAATCTACGCAAAGGCGCTGTTGAAGACGCTAATCTTACTACTATGGCAAACGTGTTTTCTAACGGCGATTTCGAGTTTGTAGTAGATACTCTAAAGGACCCTGAGGTAAAGGCTGTTGTTGATAGTGTTATGGCGATACATGCAAACAATGTACCTAAGCAAATCAGCCTGCTATCGCAAAACAATGCAACGTATCAACGGTTTTCTAACATACTAAATGCCAGCGCCCAACGCATGACAAATCCAGATTTTGACCCCGAATCTGCCGAAGCAGCCGATGTTTTTGCAGGAGCAGAGCTTTACAGGCGAATGAAACTTGCTGGTGTAGGGGTGGTATCAAATCACGTTGGCGGCGAACAGAAGAAGATATATGAGTCATTCCTCACCCTTGAGCCTCACTTTGGTTCGGCTGGCGCAGTGCGAGTAATGCAGCAACAGCGTGACGAGATACAAGTAGAAGCCTCGTACAAATTAGTGCAGGAACAAGTAGAGTCTGTAGCAGATTCGCAGTCGGCAGAATACTCTTGGTACGAATACATTCCTGGCCTTGGTAGGGAAGAAGAATTTACGGTTCAAGATACTTCAGCTATTGTGGCTAATGTTACCAGATTAACTAAAGAATACATTGCCTTAGGGGTAGACCCGAAAGAAGCGGTTGAGTTGGCGGCGAAGGATTACGGTGACGCTCACGTTCGGGTTAGAAATGTTATGATAGCCAAAACAAGAGACTTGCCAGTTAACATTGAAGAGATGGCAACAATGGCTGTTAGAAGTGTTTACGTCCGTTACCCAGAAATCTCTGAAAACTATGATAGCGATGAGCTTTCAATAGCTGCTGTACCAGGCACAACTGACCGTTGGCGGCTAGTGTCGGGCGGCGGCTATCTTGTGCAGCTAGAAGACGGCACAATTCCTGAGTTCACTAAGTCAGAGCTTAATGATTTTGTTGTTACCGAAAAGGCAGACCAAAGGCTAATAACGGCTGCAAAGGTCGAAGAGATTAATTTTGTTAATAGGGTAGAAACAGAGTTTCGGTTGCGCACGGGCCGCTTTGAGGGCTTAACAAATTATCAGGCTGAGTTGATGAAGTTACGTCTTCTGAAGCCTCATCGCAGCTTTAGAATAACCTCTGAGGAACTAAAAGCCCCCCTTGAAGCAATGGAAGAGCTGGAAGAGGTAGATGAGCAGCTAAGTGGACAAGTAGGCTTTGGAGGCACTAGATGAGCCAGAGTTACAATAATCCTGGCAATATTCGTCCAGGCCAAAACTACGCTGGGGAAACGGGTGAGTTTTATATTGGCAAGGATGGTAGCAAATACGTTGTGTTTAGTAGCCCTGAGTTGGGTGTCCGTGCAATGTACATGGACTTTCGCACAAAGATTAAACGGCACAAAGGTAACTTAGACGCAATATTTGCAGAGTACGCACCCCCTTCTGATAACAATCCAACAGACAAATACGTTGCTTTTGTACGTCAAGCGGTAGGCAAGTCAAACGTATCTAACGCTGATTTAACAGAAGTTGTAAAGGCGGCTATTGCGTTCGAGAACGGCCCGACATCTGCCCTAACAAAATTATATACAGCGCCTGCTATGTTAGAGGAAGCACTTGCCTTGTCATCTGTGCAACTTCCAAAAGACACAACGCTTGAAGCGGCAAGGGCTGAAGTGTTTGGCGACACTGATGTTACGCCGGAAAACAAAGAAACAATAATTGCTAGTGCGTCTGCACCAACAAAGCAACAACGCACTGTTTCTGCGATACCACCATCGCCAGATGCACGGGCTAAGAGGGTAAAGCGTTTGGTTGAGGCTGGGCAAGAAGAGCCTATTAGCATCATAGAGGCCAGAAGCGTTGCAAACCAAGACGTTATTGACGCGCAGGTAGAAGAAAACTTAGGCATATTAGAGCAGCCTCAAAAGCCAGTAGAGAGTGTTGACGACACTACTGTTGATATTCTAGAGGAAAGGCAGCAGCCGCCTGTGCCTGCCGAAGAGGAAGCCCAGCTAGACCTTTTGGAAGAGCGCCAAGTCCCACAGGTTATGGCAAAGCCGGAAGCGGCACCGTTAGACATGCTACAACGAGCAGAGCCGGAAGCGGCGATAACGTCACAGCCTGAGCTTCCACCCAAAGTTGTTACAGAGCCAGAACCACCCGTGCAGGAAGAGACTTTCTTGCGCCCATCACAACCTATATTCGCATTCGAGCGCCGCGCAGCAGAACGGGCAGCAGAACGTGCAGCAGGCGAGGCTAGGTCTACATACGGCGAAGCAATAAGAGCGTCTGTTGATGAAGACTGGATTATGTCTTGGGCTATGCGGGAGAGAGAGGAGTTTCTGCCTGACGTAGACTTTTCTCTTACACCAGAGGAATATCAAAGAGCTACATCTGGTTTGCCAGAGGACTATCATGGCTTTGTAGAAGACGCAGTTAGCCAAGCGCATCTTAATTCTCTTAGGGAGGAGGCATTTAAGTCTCTTGAGAACGACAAGAAATTATCATCGTTAGGATGGGGAGGCGTTGCTGTAAGGTTTGGCGTAGCTTTATCTGACCCTGCCGCTATTGGCCTTAGTATTGCCACAGAGGGTGTCGCTGCACCTTTGATATGGGGCAACAAACTATCAAGACTACAACGTGCATTTAGGGGTGGTACGGCTGCGGCTGCAACAAATGCTATGATTGAGGGCTACATTGTTAGCCAGAATGCAGTTAAAGACCCGTATGACGTTTTGTACTCAGCTAGTGCTGGCCTTGTTCTTGGCGGTGCATTGTCTTCTTTTGGTAAAGGCGCAAAGGGGGATGAGTTTGACGCAGCGCTTTCCAAGATTTCTAAAGATGCAGATATCGCGCAACAACATGAGATTGTTACGGCAGTTAACAGGGAAATTGTTGGGGAAGGCTCTGCCGAAACCATTGACCGTTCAGTAGGCGCGGCTGAAAACCCGTTTGACAGGCCGATACAAGTAGGTGAGTTACGAGCCGATTTAGACGAGGCGTTAGATTTAAGCGGCGAAAGGCAAGACCCAGCTATAGAAAAACTGCGGTTCGACATGGCGGGGTTCCTATTAGGTTCGAAGCAACCTACAGGCAACCTATTGGGCAGGCTGCTGCCAGAAGACCCTTTAGGGTTTCGCAAAGACCCAACGCAGGTCATCGCACCCAGCGCAGACCTTATAAAGACAAACATATTTAAGGCCACCCTTAATGACTATTACGATACCGTAAACCCAGCGTACAAAGAGTGGGCAAAGTCAGAAGGCTTCACGGGCGTTACTGGTTATTTTAAAAGAACTATGAACGTGCCGCGCAGACAGTTTATGGAGTTAGTGGCTGACTCTATAGAAAACCCCAACTTGCCATTCCACCCCGCCGTTCGCCGTGCCGCGCAAAAGCAAGCAGAACTACAACGCACCCTTTTGGGAAGCATGAAGGACTCCGGCGTTCGTGGCGCGGATAACATTCCAGAAGACCTGACGTACTTCACCCATCTCTGGGATTCATTTAAGTTTGGTGAGGCTACGCATCGTTATGGCGATGATGTTGTAAAGAATTTGTTAACTCGTTCTCTTATGACGGCAACAGATGAGCTAAACGAAGACGCGGCAAGCATGATTGCAAAACATATGCTTGATAAGATTAGGCGTAGCGAAGCAGGTATGGACTCTGGTGCAGCTAGATTGTTTACGACAGACCAAACAGAGTCTATGCGGAGCATCTTAGTTGAAGAAGAGTTTATGACGCCAGAAGAAGCTGACCGTTTGTTAGATTTATTTCAACGGCGACCTGATGGCACACCAGCAAGGCTAAAGCGTAGGCTGCGGTTTGACATGAATGAAACTGTCACTGCTTTTAATAAGCAGACACAAACAGAAGAAGTGTTCCGGCTAAAAGATTTGCAAGAGAGAGATGCTGAACAGGTATTTACATCTTATGCTGGCGGCATGTCTGGCAGAATTGCGTTGGCGCAAGTAGGCATCAAAGACGAGACTACATTTAACAAAATGCTTAACCAGAACCTTGCTGAAGCTGAGTCAATGCTTGGCAACGCTGGGAAACCTCGCGCAGAAAAAGAAAACCTTGTAGCTCAAACAATTTACAACGCTATAATTAACAGGAGAATGCCTTTGGCGGCAGACCCTACTGGCACTTATGCAAGGTCATCAAGACTGTTGCAAGATTACAATTTTATTCGCTTAATGAACCAAGTCGGGTTTACACAAGTAGGTGAGCTGGGCAACGCACTAAGCATTGGGGGTCTAAGGGGTGTGTTACAAGCTGTGCCAGCAGTTAGGTCAATGCTAAAAAGAGCGCGTGACGGCAAGATAGAAGACCCTGTAATTCGTGATGTTATTGCTGCCACTGGAATCAGTGCAGATAGAAATATAAATCAAGCCATGAACAGGGCAGATACTATCGGTGTGTTTAGTGAAGGCAGGGGCGACTGGATTGACAAGGCGTTATTTTTAGCCGCGCCAGCAAAAAGGCTTACGGCTGACGCTTCTGGAATGGCTCCTGTCACTTTAATGCTTGAGCGTATAGCCGCACGTTGCGCCGTTCAAACCATGACAGACCTTGCATTTACGGCAAGAAAAATGTCTCGCAAACGGTTGGCTGGCTTAGGCATGAGCGAAGAAATGGCAGAGCGTGTACAAAATCAGATACGCGCACACGCCATAACACAGAGGTCTTTAGTATTCCGCAACTACAAAATAAAAGATATTAACGCAAATGCCTGGGATGATGCTGAAGCCCGTCATGTTTTCTTTGCGGCTATAACAAGAATGACAAGGCGGGGCATTCAGCAAAACGATGTTGGAAATTTAAATCTTTACATGACCACTACAATGGGGAATATCGTGACTCAGTTTAGGACATTTATGCTGGTGTCGTGGGCAAAACAATTTTTGCATAATATTAAAGCTAACGATTTTCGCGGTTATTCAGCAATGGCAGGCTCCGTTGCGTTTGCAAGTCTAGGATATATGGCTCAAGTACAAGCGAACGCGCAGTTTAGGGAAGACAAGGAAGAGTATTTAGAAAAAATGCTTTCATTGGAGGCAATAGGCAAAGCGTCATTCCAGCGTAGCTCTTGGGCATCCTTGTTCCCGTCCCTTGTGGACACAGGAGGCGCGTTCTTTACTGATGACCCCGTATTTGCGTACCGTTCAACGGGGCTAGACACAAATCTTATAAGCGGCATACCAAGTGTGCAGCTAATATCCAAAGGCTTAGGTACAGCACAGGCAGTGTCACGTTCTTTGCTAAACCCAGATTTGCAGTTTTCACAAGGCCAACAACGTGCATTAAACACATTAGTTCCGTTCCAAAACGCTATTGGCATAAAGAACGCTCTAAACAAGCTGGTAGAGATGCGCCCTGAGACGACTAAGGTACAGTAGAAACAAGCACGAAAATAATGTATAAAGGCTCTAAGGAGTAAGAAATGACTGTAAGCAGCACAACTACAAAGAATAGTTATTCCGGCAACGGCAGCACCACCGTGTTTGCTTACGGCTTCAAGGTGTTTGACGAGGATG